GTTTAAAATGTTCGCTGCTTTAATTTGTTTCGTTTGAGCCATAGATCTTGCAAGTGCTTTTGTATAACGCTTTGCGATACTATCATACAAGTTATCTTCAACAGCTTCCTCAGTGATAGAGAAAGCGAGAGCAATTGTCTCGTGATTATAACGTGCTGTGAAAGATTCGTTCGCGCTGTCAAAAGAAACTGCAGAACCTTCTGCCTTAACTGCTGCTTCACCGAAACCACTTAGCATTACTTCTTCTTCAAAAGCTCTATCAGAAGTCTCTGTGTCGAAGATTTCTGCGTGTTGGTTTTCGTATGATTTATACTCAAGTCCGAATAATGCATTCAGACCTGGCTCTAGCTCTTTCGCTAGTTGTTGTCTTGATATAGCCATAGTTTAAATCCTCCTGCTATTATACGACATGCGCAGGTTCAGCAATGAAACATCTTAGTACATTTGCTGCGCCGAACGCGTTGCCTGGGGTTTTAGCGAGACCTAGCATTTTCACACCAGTTAGAGTAGTACCTGTATCAGACACGTCAATCTCTTCTCCAGAAATACCTGTTGTAGTACTTCCTGAGTGAGTTGCATCGTGGTCCATATACGTGCCTACCATAGCTTGTGTTGCTGCGGTATCACCTTGAGCTTCGTACACTTGGTACGGATCGTCATAAACAAAACATTCTGAGTCGACATCTAGATCGTTGCCGGCATAGAAGTTTTTAAATGTTGGTTTGCCTGTGGTCTGGTCAGTGAAAGTGTGACCTGCAAAAACCATTAGACCGGCATCTGCTACAGCAGCTTTAATAATATAGCCACTTGCAAATTCTACCATGTCGCCCTGGAACATTGCCGTGCTGTTACCATCATCAATATGATATTGTGATAAAGCACCATTGTCTGGGTTTCCACCAACTTTTCCTGAAGGTCTAAAACCAAAAGGGGCATCTATATTTGCCATATTTGTTTCCTCCTTAAAGGGTTAAGTTGTTAAATTGGAGGTTAAAAAGATTAGTTCTTTTTTGAGCCACCAAAAGTTACACGAGTCTGCCTTTCTTGATTGATCGGCATACTTGGGTGCTGTTCCTTTAAGACATCGGTTTCTAAAGCTTCGTTTCTATCTTCCGTTATTTTACGGTGATATTCTTCACGAGACTTTGCGAGCTCTTCGGATATCCTTGCCAGCACAAGGCCACCAACCCCAATCACTCCTGCGTATTTTCCGTCATGTACAGTTGGATAATCATGATCTGGATATTCATCGGCTCTCACCAATTCCCAACCTGATCTTATTTTGCCTGTTATGTTCTTTGTATCATCAAAGCCCATACTTTCAGCTCTTATCCATCTGTGCCTGAATCCATCGGGCGCAGGGGGTGCATCTAGAGAAGATGGAGGAGCCCATACTTTAGGTTTTTCTTCTTTAACCCTAGTTTGGCTCACGCGGGAAGTTTTAACAGTTTTAGTTCCTGTATCTTTTTTTGTCATATGCTTATACCTCCTTCGCGGCTAATTGTTTCGCATACTCTTCGAGTGGCACACCTAATCTTTTAGAAATTGCTACCTGTGATGGTGTGAGTTTCACAGTTTTTCTGCGTCCCTTTGCGGCCGGACGTTTGGCACTTGCTACATTTTGCACCGGAGCTTGGCTCGGTGCTTCTGCAGATTGCTCCACTGTACCAAATTTGTGTGGGAATTCAAGTCTTATTCTCTTATCTACTTCAGAATAATATTCCTGTGTTTGTGGATCAAATCCTTCTTCTTCGACAAGCTTTCTGTGTATGTCAAATGCAGTGTAAGTCATTGCATTATCAGTACCAAACCAAGGATTTCTTGTAGACCATTCCTCAGCTTTTGGGTCAATTTGCTGTGCAGCTTGATAAATATCTTGCTGTGTAGGCATTTGTTGAGCCATTTGAGCATAGTTTTCTTGTTGTGGTTGCTCTTGTGCTCTTTGCATTCTTTGACCTTGTCTATTCTTAATTTGATTAAGTCTAGCTTCTTCCATGGCAACTTGTGCTATTGCTTGTTGTGCTGCGACCTGTTTATCAACATCACCAGCATCAACTGCTTCTTTGAAAGCAGCTTTTGCAGCAATCATTCCAGCTCTAACTTTTCCTTCTAGCTCTTTTGTATACTGACCACCAAGTTGATCGTACTGGTGTGCTTGTGCTTGAGCTTGTTGTTGAACACTTTGTGCGTATTGAATAGCTTCTTCTTTTTGCCTTTCAGCTTCACGCATCTTACGTGTAAGTTTAGCTATTCTTTTGTTAACACCTTCTGAGTATTCGTTGAGTTCATCTTTTTGAACATTAGCCTGCTCGTCAGGTTCCGCAGGTGCGTCGACGGGCTGACCTTTTGTTTCTTCAACATTAACTTGTTCCTCTTCTAGTGATTGTTCTGGTGTAGGTGCGTCAAGATCAATCTCTTGTGCTTGCTCATCAGCTTCACCAACGTCTATTGTCTTTTCTTCGTCTTGCATAGATTATCCTCCTCTATGATTACATTGCGTGAATAAGATTTGTAGGATCTTCAATTGTTCCTAAAATCTCATCATCGTTTAACATTCTTATCTCACCACCATCAATATCCATGCGCGATCCTGCGTATCGTGCAAATATCACCCACTCTTTTTCTTTGCACCAAGGACCTGTAGGATATCTATCTTTATCCTCGTAACAAAGCGGACCCATCTTCAATACGTATCCAACTTGGACCGCGGCTCTTGCTCTGTCTAATGATTCTTGTGCTATAATAATTCCGCCTTCAGTTTTTTCTTTAACTCTAAAAGGCATAACAAGTATACGCCACCCAGTAGGGTTCGGTAGTTTTTCTAAATTTGTCTGTGAAGGTTCTTTTTTTGCTTCGTGTTCCGCAATCTTTTTTGCGTCTTCTTCTGCGTTATATTTATCTTCTAATGCGTGTGACTTTGTCATCATCTGGTTCTGGCTCCTTAGGGTTTAGCAGGTTAGAGAGTTCCTGTTTAATTTGATCCAACGTGTGGATCTTACCGAGAATATAGTTGTATTTCTCCATACTGTCAACACCACCGCCCATTAAAACTTGGCCGTTGTTGTTTATATCTTCGTCGAGTAATCTTTGTAGTTTATATATTACGTTTATTGGGTCTATAGCTTCTGACATATTTTTTATACTTATCTCCTAGTTTATGCCAAAACTCATCAAGAGGATTGGCTTTTTGTTTACAGCATTCCCCCGAACGTACTTTTTCTTCCGTGTGACAATCACACGTTTTATCTTCCCCCATACTCTTCTCCCGTTCTTCTTTTTGTCTTACCGATTCTTGGTATGACAGTTCTAATAAATGATTTTCCTGTTCCCAGTATTCATCAAATGTTATTTTTTCTTGAATATGTCTGCTCCCTTGAGTCCGTATATACTAGCTACGACCCCTACAAATAGCGTCTGGTACCAAAAAGGCAGATTATTAAACTGCTCAAAGAACATGTGCAGTTTGGCTTGAATGTCCGGATCATCACTAAACACACTCCATATCAATAAAATCACAGGCGCACTTACGAGGATGAGGACAAACTCGTCTTTCCATCCTTTGTCGTTTGATTGTCTAACTTGTGCTTGGTACTCCACTTCTCCTGAAGCCATCTTTTGTGCATGCAATAAAGCAGCATCCGACATAAGTATTTTTGCTTTTTGTTTATTAGCAAAAATAGCTGAACCGGTTTTCAATACCGTAGGTAGAAGTGAGAGTAATGGTCCCATTAATTATTTTATGATTGCTACTATTACTACTACGATGATAGCGGCTGCAATGAGTTTTGTTTTCCAACTCGTTTCTTCCCACTTATCCATAACTTTTTCTTTTAAAGATTCGATCATTATGACCTCCTTTTTTTCTTTTTTACACCTGCTTCGCTGAGCGCGATAGCTATAGCTTGTTTTTTGTTTACCACTTTTTTCTTAGATTTACCAGATTTAAGTTTACCTGATTTATATTCACGCATTACCTTACTGATTTTAGCGTCTTTTTTCATTAAATATCAAAATTAATAGGCGGTCTAAAATTGAAATTAGATGGAGTACCTTTATACGGATTGTTCTCTAATACAGGCATATTTGAATTAGTGTCTCCTTCTAAAACAGGTGTATTAAATAGTTCTTCTGGGCGACTATTTGGAAATAAATCATCAAATCTTTGTTCACCAAAAGTTGTGTACGTACCGTCATCATTTAATATTAAATCATCATTTGGAAAAGTGTTTATTGTAACAGGGCCTTCTT